CAGCTTCTTTTTTACCTTTTTTACGGAGTAACTCAAAGTCCTCCTTGGTAATCTTGCCATCTTTGTTTTTATCTAAAGCAGATTTTTGCTTTGGAGAAGCTTTAGCTTTCATTTTTTCTTCTGAGTCCTTATCGAACTTCATATCTTTCTTTAAAGCCTTTTTCTCTGCGTCTTTTTTCTCTGAAGGAGCACCCTTATCTAGTTTTTTGATCTTGCTCTTATCATCCTTGATAGCGTCCTTCTCATGCTCAACTTTTTCCTTTTTGGTGTCTTGCTTGAGTTCTTTTTTATCAATTTTGTCGTATTGCTTCTTATCCAACTTTGCTTGAATTTCTTCAGCAGAAATGGATACTTCGATGTCGCAGTTATTCTTCTTCATGGCTATGATATAAAATGGCTGATGGATATGTATCTAAAGTATGTTCGGCAGAAATATCTAAAACTTCTTTTAAAGTATTTAAATTTTCTATTTCGTTAAAATCTTTTACACACGATTCCAAGGTTTCGCCCCAATATTCTTTAGCTTGAGAACAAACAATAGATTCACAAAGAGTGCTAACCATATCTTCTTGATCAGAATTTAACTTATCAACCTTGAGTTTTTTGACTATTTGAGCCCTTGCTTCATGAATTAAATTGTCTATTTCATAGATTGTTTTTTGTATATTAGCCCGAGAATATTTTGCATTTGCTAAAGGAATATCTGTTGTTCCCTCTGGTCTACCCGCTTCTTTACGTGGGCCAACTTTGCCCCCAGCAGGAGCGATAACTGGAACTCCACCCACTATTGGGTTGTAATATCCCTGCTCCCTGTCTTCTAAGAAGTCTTTTTGAGCATCGTCAAGTTGATCTGGCTCTGGGAACTTTCCATTATGGAACATTTCCATTCCTTGTTTCGGAGTAATAATACCAAGCTCCATAAGTCGAGTAGAAGCCCTCATTAGTTGAACTTCATCCCTCATATCAATATCCTTCATCTTAGCTTCTGGCCATGAGCGGAATCCAAGGTTCTTAGCGATTCTTTTAATTTCTTTGTTTAAAAAGTCATTTAAAAATCCGTATCTAGACTCCTGTAATCTATCAATAAAGATTTGAGCTTTAACTTGTGTAGAGTTGAATTTCTCTTCACCAACAACAATGTTTTGCAACCCTTGCTTAATATCATCATTGAGAATTTGATATTTTTCTGGACCCAAGACTAAGTTTAACTCAGGGATGATAAACTCTGCTTTTGTGGTATAGTCTGAAACCAACACACGACCAACACTCTCATTTCTAAAGAGGTTTTGCATTGCCGCCATGTTGTTTGGGTTAACACCTCCTTTATCTGGATCTGCCCCCATGGTGATAAGCAATATAACATTTTCCACTGTTCTTGTGATTGCTTGATCCATTTTCTTAAGCTCCATTTTGGCATTTATATCCTCTAACACAGGAAAACCAAAAGGGATTGCAAAAGGTTCATAGTCTTGTTTTTTATAGAAACAAAAGGTTAATTTTTTTGGATCTAAGTCTAAGGATAACCCCCTCCTTGAATAAGAGCCTTCTTTTATTGCTTTTTGCGTCTCTGGATCTAAGCTTTCAAAAATAGCGAAATCTTCCTCTGTTGAAGGACTGGCTAATCTTGCAATCTCATAGTCAGACAATATTTTTTGATATGCCCCACTGTATGTAAAAGTAGTAGCTCTTTTTGCGATAACATCATACGGATTTAACAGGATGTAACGCAAAGGGATATTATTAGCTCCTGCACCGATAGAGCCTACTTGGTTTATCAATTTGGCATAGTCTTCTGTTTTAAACTTGCCGTCTATTCTATATAAGAAGATATTTCCGCTTCTGTAGTATTCTCTGAAATATTGATCTTTTAAATTAATAATATTAATTCTTTTAAACCATTCATAGAAAAACTCCCTACTCTTCCTAGTTCCTCCCTCCAAGTAAATGTCAGTGTTAGTAAACTCCGACATGATATCTATAGCATTACGAAAAACTGCTACATTAGCATAAGCTTTTTGACATAACTCAATAGCATCTCTACAGGTAACGCCATCCGAGGCATACTCATAAGGCAACAAACCAAGCCTAATACTAGAAAATCTATCTTTAGTTTGCGTAAAGGCTGCTCTATTTTTTCTAGCCCCTTTAAATTGTGTATCCGTTAAACCCTGCCTTCTTGCTTTCGAAACATGTTCGAATGAAGCGTCAGAAGTATAAAATGGCTCTCCCAATAAATCTGGGGAGGGGTCTTCTTTAGCGGGGTGAGATGGATGTTCTGAAGTATTAAATTGATTCCAGTATTCAGAACGCTTGGTATATTTTCTTTTGGACATAGATATAATCTATCTTACACCCCAAAGTTAACTTTCAACTTTTAAAAGTTAAGAAATGAACATTGGAGTAAATGTTTGCTGAACATTACCTATATCTTCAGAGTTCATATCATAAAAAATATTCATAGCCCAATTACCTAAAACTAAGGCAGAATAAGAGTCTTTCCTTGCTTTGTCGGCACCGCTTTGCTTTCTGAGATTAGGCGGCAAATCGAAACTTTGAGTTCCCTGAACAGAAGTTGTAATTTGTATCAATGCACATTGAACTTTAATTAAATCCATCATGTCTTTTTGATGCTCCACAAAGTCAATCATTCTCGCACCATTAGTGCCTCTCTCATTAGGGTCGTTTCTAATAAATTTTAATTCTTTTATTGGGACTCTAGCTTTTCTTTGATTGTTGTAGTCATCATTCATAGCTGCCCCCGCAAAAAATAACCTTTTATGATCGAATGCTGATTGTAATGACTCATTGGCTATTCTAATCCATGCAGAAGTTGGCTTTCTAAGAAAAACAATATTTTTTTCTTTTAGGTTATATTGATTTCTAACCCTTCGCAAATTTTTCTCATAGTCTTGAGCTTTGTCTAAATCAGCTTCTATAACACCTAAATTAAGATTTTTCTTTTTGAAGATGTCGCTCTCATTGCAAGAGTTCAAGAATTGAACCCCTCCATTATAGTCTCCCACCACTGCAACGATGTTAAAGTGCGTTAATAGATAGGCTGCATATTTGATATGTGTTTTTAAATTAGCTCCAGATAAAGCATAACTATGAACCACGGTTCCTTTGCGGGTGTCTTTGTTTAACTTAATTAACAACATCGCAAAATCATCAGAACTCTCACTCTCTGACCAAGATGGGTCAAAAGCTAATATGTATTCATCTTTTGTATTTCCTATAACCTCGACACTTTGTCCCTCTCCATCAGGAATAGTGCAAGCTGCCATTTTGCTAACTTTAAAGTATCCTGAACTATCATCAGTAAAAATAGCTCCAAACTCCCTTTCAAACTGAGAGTCGCTCATTGTCGCCTTAGACTGGCTAATCAGATTCTGATCATATAGTTGTTCGGGAGCACAATCATAACTAAAGTGCATAATTGTCCTGTGGGCTCCATCTTGCTTGTTATCATTCAAAATTAAAGCTTCATACTGTTGATATATTTTGTATAAGTATTCAAATTTGTAAGAAGCAGAGGAAAGACCTATAATTTTGTTGTTTGGCCAAACTCTTCTCTCCTCTTCTTTCATTTTGCCCTTCTCTATCATTTGAGTTTCTAAATCATAGATCTCCTGCCTCTCTGTAGGATTTTCCACGACAGACAAGAAGGGTATAATAACCTCGTTGTAAATTTTTTCAGGCATGAGAAGCAACTCATCAATAATCATTCGCTGGAAACGGAAACCCCTAAGTTTCTCACCATCACCAAGTGGAAGAGCACGGATGCTACTTCGACCAATCTCCATGACCCATTCGTCATTCATTTTTGAGACTCTTGTAATACATTGAGAAAAAAAAGTTGCTTTGGGGCTTTTTGATATATCTTCTATCTTTTTAAAGATCATCTTTGACTGTCTGAAAGACTTAGACAAAATACCTATCTGAACACCCTGATTTAAAATAGCGTCTAATAGCGCGAAAATGCCCGTAGAGAAGCTTTTGGACATTCCCCGACTCCATATGCCCAAAAAGTAGTCGGACTCCATCATCGCCTTAATAGACATATGCTGGAAGGGGAATAATTTTACCCCAGTAAACAATTCACAAGCAAAGGAAGGATTTTCCCTGAGAAACTTATAAAGCAAAACTTTTGCTTCAGTTTCCTCCAAATACCCCTCTTTGTCTAGAATCGACTGATTTATATCTTTGAACTCTCTGTGTAGTTTTTGTGTTCCTGTTTTCCAAGCCATCTTCTTTAAGTTGTTTGCCCCAAAAATACTGAACATCAACTGTCCAAAGTTTTTTTCCTAAAACAAGAATTTTGGGTATGATTTCCTCGCTGTTACGTCTAGATCCACTAAACACAAATTGACAACAATCTGAATACTCAGCCTGTATCTCCCGCATCCTATGGTAAACATAATCTAAATTAAATTTTTTGTATCCCGCCCTATTGGTTGCCCACATCTTGTCAAAGGCAGTTTCTATAACCACAAATAACATACACCCCATTGATCTACATCTTTCTAGCTCTTTTGCGAATCTAGCGTAGCCATTAGTAATTGTAGCACAGAAATCCTGGTAAGATTTCCTATCCACGAATGTATAGTCATATAAATCTCCTCCAACAGCGTAATCCCCAACATCCAACTTCAAAAACTCAGAATTGTTAAAATGCAGTGGCTTCTGTTCTCTAGTGTCTACCAGTATAGGTGTGTTTGTATAATCGTTCTTAAATTCATTTGGTAGTTGCCCCGAGAACATGGGCAACATACCAAATTGTTGACAAGTCTCGCTATAGCTGCCAAATACCTCTTTGCAGATGTCTATATCGGGTAATCCTGCCGTTTGCAGGTAAGTGGAAGGGGGTCCAGCTTTGAGCCCCTTGCTTTGTAATTTTTCTTTTAAAGATTTTATAATATATTCTTTAACCTCTTTACGGGGTGCTGTTTTGCACCACTTTTTCATATTTCTTTTATTGATGAAGTCAGCAGCGAAATACTGATCGTATTTTTTAAACTCGATTAGTTCTCCAGTTAGTTTGTCTTTTCTTGCATAATTATCCACATAGTAATCTCCAAGGAGTTTACCGTGTTTCTTTATGTGTGCGTGGAGACTTCTTAATGAATCAAAAGAATCGCCACATTCTTTACAATCATAAGACATCTTGTTGGCTAATTCCTAAAACTCTTGCTTTCCATTCTGCCATTCCTTCTAATCTTTCAGCTTCTTTCTTGACTGCCTCTTTTTGCATCTCTGCTATCCTTACCATTGTCTTTCTTTCTTCTTCTTCCTGAAAAAGTTGAACAATAGATAGAAACGAAGCATTTTCTTTCTGCATCTTCTTCATTCTCTCCCCCCGATCACCTTGGAGCTTCTTGGTTAAGTTCTCGATGCGAGTTTCGCATTGATGATACTCAGAACTCTTAGCTTT